ACATAAGATAAAAGAATATTATTTAAGAAATAAAGAAATAATAAAAGGAAAAAATAAAAAATATTACTTAAAAAATAAAGAAATAATAAAAGAAAAGCAAAAAATATATTTATTAAATAATAAAAAAGAAATAAAAAAACGTAACCGAAAAAATTATTTAAAAAATAGAGAGCAAATGATAAAAAATGCAATTGAATATGAAAAAATACAGTACAAAACTAATATTAATTTTAAGTTAAGAAAAATTTTAAGGGCTAGAATAAGAACAGCATTAAGAGGAGAAAATAAATCAAAGAGCACTTTAATGCTTTTAGGTGTGCCTAACATTGAATTTATTAAAAAATACATAGAATCTAAGTTTAAAGAAGGAATGAGTTGGGAAAAACGTCATTTAATTCATATAGATCATATAATTCCATGTTCATCTTTTGACTTGACAAAACCTGAGGAACAGGCAAAATGCTTCCACTATACAAATTTACAGCCCTTATGGGCCAGCGAAAACTTGGCAAAAGGATCCAAGATAAGCTCTTAAATAATTTAACCAACATTGCCGGAGGAAAAGTGAATAATTTAAAACATTATGTACTATATACAATAACAGCGCTACTCTGGGCATTTATCATTCTATTTGTAGTATTCTCAGAACCCGCCTTTGGCTACACTAATAACAAGGAATTCATTGAATCCGTCAATAAATGCGCGGATTATTTAGAGAAGAACATTAAGAAAGAAGATAGAATACCAAGGAAACTATTACTTACACAAGCCGCACTAGAATCTAACTATGGTAGATCAAGATACGCCAGAGAAGGTAATAACTTAATGGGTATATATCAGTTTAAAAATTTACATACCGGTATGGCCCCAAGGGACAACCCAAATGCAACGTTTAGAGTGGCCCGTTTTCAATCTAAATGCCATTCTATTAAGTATTATATGAATCTATTAAACACTAAGGATTCCTATGTTTCCTTTAGAAATGAGAGATTATTACAGTCAAAACTGCGCACTAATGATGTAAATAGGTATTTTCACCTGTTATATAACTATTCTACTAATCCAGAGTATCCACAATTATTGATTAGAACCCATAAAGAAATTAAAGATTTAGGATTTTAAGTTCTCGTCAGGGGGAGTAGAAGATTTGGTCGCTAATGGATTTGGTCGCTAATGGATTTAATTTAAGGTTTTGAGCTTCACTGGGCCTCACTGAGCTACTTGATGTGTGACATTTCTGCCACACATCATAATTTTATTTATTCGTCGTCTTCTTCGTCGCTTTCGTCCTCATCTATGTCCTCGTCCTCATCCTCGTCTTCCCATTCTTTTTTCTCAATGGCTTTATCCCTGATCATTTCTAGGTCAGCCTCTATTCTATCTACGATATCCTCGATAGTTTCTTCTTTTTTTCTTGGCATGGTCGTCCTTTTGTTCTTAGTTGAGGCGTTTACGATACGCGGTCAGCGAGCCGTTGACAAGTTATAATTGGTCTGGTGACCGTGGAACGCGGAGCGGGGATTGATTTAATTGACTTTTTTCTTTTATAGTAAACGGATGGTTACTATCTAGGGGTTTGCCAGACATAAGGAGGAATCTGACCCCTCATGTTTTTTTTTAAAATAAAATTTTTTTAGGCTGGCAGGCTGGCAAAAGTGTAAAATATCGTCTAGAACTGTTGGTATTATTGAAGAATCTCTTGCCAGAGCAGTAAAATTCAGTTGGCAAGGTCTGGCAAATCTGTTGGTATTATTATCTTTTTTGATTTTTTGTGTTGGCAAGATCAAATAAGTCAATGAATACAACAAAAATATGTACTCTGCGCGCGAGACTTTTTTTGTTTTCAAAAAAAACTTTATAGGGGTCAAAGTTCGCCTTATATGTTAGAAGAGGTTATGACTAGGAAAAATAAGAAATCAAAATATAGATCCTTGTTAATTAATAGAAAACGATATTACTTCTACAAGATCACTTGGCTTGACATAGTAGGCGATTCGGGACACGCTGATGTTAATGAGTTCAATCAATTAAAACCAACAGAGATGATTAGCTACGGTTATATCTTTAGTAAGGATAGTACTTGCATTAGAAGTTTTGCTAGCTATGATAGTACGGAAGAAACATTTTCTGATAGAAATGTATATCCAACAGGATGTATTATTAAATTAGAAAAAATTAATATATGAAAAATCCAAACCTTACTAAGAATATGCCTCACGTTAAGTGGGATCAAATACCACCGACTAAAGGCCCCGAATCACAAGGCTTGCAACCAAAAAGATTTAAGACTGTTTTGACTCTTCCAAAGAAGCCTGTGCGCTCTCTGTAATTACATCTTCCGCGTCTTCTGAAATATTAATTATATTTTTGTGGTCATCTAGAATTTGTTTAAGCTTAGCTTCTAATTCTTTTTCTGACATATTATCTAAACTGCCAGTCATAATTAATTTTTGATCCACATATAAACCACCGGCTTTACCTCTAGCAACTTCTGCATTTATAGCAGCCGCCCACGCTCCCTTAACTCGCGCATCATCTCTAAGCTTTGCGAGCTCTGTAAGATGTCTTTCAAAAGTAATACCGTATTTTTCTTGCACCTCAGCTCTAAGTTCTCCAATATATTTTACAACTAAAGGTGAGTACTTTGGATTTCTAAGTTCGCTTGCCGCCTGTCTTGGTCTGGTCTGATATCCTGCTTCAAAAGCACATTCAGCAGGGGACATCCTACCTTCATTGTAGACAAGTAGTTCTGCAAATTTTATTTGTTTTTCTGTAAGTTTAGCCGGTAATCCCATAAATGTTGACATATATCGTAATTTGGCGTACAAATCAATTAGTCTTTTCGCTCTTATAAGGGGGGACTGGCTTACGACAGAATACCTTGTAATGTAATTCTTGATACTGAGTCCCCTTTTAATCGCTTGTGCGCCTAAATTCTAATTTTCTCTCCCCTTTAGTGAAGAATTGGTTTTTTTATAGTTTTACTTATAAATCTTTTTACGTTTGTTTTTTCTCTTTTCCAAAAATGTTTTTGACCATTTGCCCAATGCTCTTTGGCTTCATCACTTAATTTTTCGCTAGTCATTACCAAATTATACAATGTAAGTGGCAAAACAAATTCTGGTGGCATATTAAAATCAAAGTTATCCCAACCCTCATTAATTAAATCTCGCATCTTTTTGTATGCTAATTTTTGATACAAAAGAAATTCAACTTCTTTTTTGTCCTTTTTTTTCATTTCTCTCCTTTCCTTGCCAATCAAATTTTTTATGATAAGCCTTTAATAATTTTTGGATTTGTTTTTCGTATTCAGATTTTTTCATTTCTTTTCCTTTGTTAATGTTTCTATTTTATGAGGTACAGTAATTATATCTCCGGTCTTTATACCAATACCACCCAGTTTAAATAGTTCAGCACCAAAACAACCAAACAAAAATAAGGATATTATTACTACAAATATTTTCATTATTTCTCCTCTGTTAAGTGTTATATCTTCCATACTTAAACGATATAGTTCCTCGTTCTTCATTGTGTGGTTTTTCACATACAAAATAACAAAGCCTGTTCACAAACCACGCACCATTTTGTATCCACATATATTTGTCGCCCTCAACCAATGTCCAAATCTTCTTTGGGTCTTGCTTTGCAACAAATTCTTTTTCTTCTCCATAGCTTTCAAAACTATAATTAACATTGTCTATTCCACAATAAGTTCCGTTCTTATCAATATGATTTGGAATAGGTTTATAAGTTTCAAACCATTTTTCAAAATTTAACTTTTTCATTTTATTTCCTTCCTGTCGCTTGTTTACTTTTTTGAAATGAAATTTATAGCACCAGCAAGCGCAATTAATACGCCAATAGTAAACTCAAATTTCAAAGCCACCATTACCCCTAAAACAATCAATATGATTGATACTAAGGTTAATAATAATTTAATCATTTCTTCCAACCATTCTTTGCAGCTAAATCTTCTATAAAATCTTTAGCTTGTTTTTTATTTTTAAACAATTCATTAGCCCAATTAATTGGCATGAGACCCATTTGTGTGCCATCACTAACATAGGCGTAAGTCCTCCAACCATCCCAAGACTTTTTAACTCCGTAATCTTTACAGTTTAAGATATTCATTTATGCAACCTCTTTTATTTTGTTTTTCATTTCATTAAATGCTTCTAATGCCTCTTCTTTATAAGTGTAGAAGTCTTGATCGTTTGAGTAGTCATTTTCATTTATGTACCATTCAACAAGATATTTTTTATCAGACTTATCAAATTCAATTAACTGAAGATTAACAAATTGATTTGAATAATCTCCATACATTTTTAAATATTCGTTATTCATCTATGCAACCTCCTTTATTTTAAAATCGTGTAAAAAAGCCATACTTAAATTTTCTAATTTTTTTACATCTAAATCATTTATAGGTATTTCACTTTCAACTCTAACAGCTCTGCCGTCTGATAAGAATTGCTCATCATCAACCTTGTTATCATAAAAGAATTTAGAAATTATTTCTTTATAATTTAAAGTTAATAGCTGCTTGTTATCTATAATAGCGTAATCAGTATATTCTCTGTCGCCGTCATAAATTCTAAAACGCAATAATGTTTTATCTTTTTTCATATTTTCCTTTCCATTCGCTTGCTCGCTTGTTAGCTTGTGCGCCTGTCCGCTTGCTCGCTTGTTAACTTAACGCTTGCTCACTCGCTTGTTAGCTTGTGCGCTTGCTCACTTCTATTTTAAACTCTTACACCCTTTTATTAAATATCTAATACAAAGCCGGAATTGTCATATCTGGCCTTGCCTTTGGCGTATAAGCCCGCAATAGAATTCTTTTTATCTTTAAACCTTAAATCGTTTAAATCTGCATTTATAACTTTAAAACCATTAAACACTTTAGGAAGTTTTTTATTTCTAAATACTGCTGAAATGTTGCCGCCTTTGTTTAAAATGTCAAAGGCTTCAGTTTTATTATCTTCATTTAAACTGTAAGTAAGATGATAATTTTTTGGATATTCCCCATTTAACCATTTAAGGGCGCGTTTATAAATTTTTGTATAATCATAAAATTGCACCTCTTTAAACTCTTCAAAAATTCCCGTCAAATTCCAGTCAATATCGGATGTTCCATTTAATCTAATACAAGGTTTAAATTTTTGCTTTTTGCATTTAATTATAAAAGCGCGTATTTCTTTTTTTAACTGTTCCATAAAACTTTGGCGCTCTAATATAAACCACCTTGTTTTATTTATTCTAGATTGCTGAACATTTTTAAAAATACCCATTCCCGCCGTATTTAAACAACTAGCCGCGCAACCTTTGGAAGCCTGCGGGCAAACATTAAAACCACTTGACCGCGCCGGCGCTAAATACAAAATAGCGGTTTTATAGCCGTAATTCTGGCCTTTAATAGTTTTAGCGTTAGCGTCTAAATTTAATAACTTTTTAGGCTTTATAAATTCTAGTTTATTCATCGCTCTCATCAAATTCTTTTTTTGCTAATTTTGCGGCTTCATTTTCTGTAAAGCCTTGCTCTAAATATTTCTCGAATAATTGCTCTAATATTTTTTCATTAATTAAATCACTCATTTTTAACAGTCCGCGCAATAGTTAGTATTAAATTGATTTCTAAAATCTAAGGTTAATTTGGACATACAATTCAAACAATGCACGCCTTCAATTGCCCTAAACTCTTCCCCCGTTTGTTTGTCTTTATGAGTGAAATTATAAAATTCTCTAAATTCTTTAATTTTCCATTTTTTCATAGCTTTCCTTTTATTGCTCCAATAATCAAAGCCGGATGCATATTCTAAAAAATCTTTTTTTGTATATTTAATTAAAGCCATAATTCCTATATATTCCCATAATAATTTAAAGTCAATAGTTAAAAAGCGGGACTTATCCACAGCCCCGCCTTATCCTCAACTAACTTATCCTATATATTCCCATTGACAATAATTTCAAGGTACTGTAAAAAATAAATATCTTTTAGTTAAATAGGTTAATTAAAAGACAACTAACAAATCGAAAGGAAAATAAAAAACTATGTCAAAAACTAAATATATGACAAAGTTTCAATTGGAACACTTAAAACAAAGGGTATCCAATGAAATAGACCCTCTTATTGAAGAGGCGCAATTATTGCAAAAATCAATCATCGCCGAATTGACTGAAAGCGCTGAATTGAAACTAGCTAAAAAAATTAAAGCGGACGTTATTATTAAAGAATTGGAAAATGCTTTCCAAGCCTTAGAAATAACGCAGCGTAAAGCTCAAACCTTTTTTAGTAAAAATGCAACCTCATCAACTTTAAAAGAAAATTTAAATCATCGTTTTAAAGATAAACAGGAGGGAATTATTAAAATAGGATCTTACAGGGGCAATGGAATATCCCCTGCTGATTGTCGGGAACAGTTAAGAGAATGGGCTTCAACTTTGGCGCATAAAGAAGCTGAAAAAACTGAACAGGGTCAAAAAGTGAAACAATTGAAGCTTTATAAACAAAGCGCAATTAATCAAATTTTTGAAACAGGTATACCGGAGGAATTGCCGGCGGTACTAACTAGCATATTCAAGCCACTTGGTATTGTATGGGACAAGAAAAACGCTTTACAAGTGGAACATTTAAAGCAAGCAACAGAAAAAAGAGCTTAAATGTTAAATTATATGATAGTAAAGAAGTGGCAAATTAGCGGGGCAACTCCCCGCTATGATTGCGAAAGTGTTGAAAGCAACGTTTTAGAGGCGCACAAAAAATTAGAAGCGCATAAGCTTTTAAACAATGATAAAAACTATACTTTTTTTATTATTCCCTTTAATGAAAAATCATTAAAGGAATTAAAAATAGCCTCATAAATTGACAATTTCTGGTTTTGCTGTACAGTAAAATGTACGGTGAAACCAGAATCTAAACTTTATCAAAAATTTAAGAAAAATACCCCTTCAATTCTTTGGACGCGCCTTGAATCTTGGTCAAGTTTTGGCGTGCCGGACTTGCTAGGATATAATAATTTATGCGGGTTTTTTATGGTGGAATTAAAATTCACTCAATCAAATAAAATCAAATTTTCCCCTCATCAAATACTATTTCATACTACCAGAAATGAGCGGAATTTTATACTAGTCGAACAAGCGCACCGCGCTTCTCTTAGCACTCTAAAACTTTTCGCCTCTTCCGAAATAAATAATCTATTGGCGGGAATAGACAAAGCCGTTCCACTAGCCGTTGATGATTTTCAATTAATACAAAAAATTTTAATCAACCAAAAAAATTAATCGCGCCGCACGCGCCGGCGCACCGCCGCCCGCGCTTCGCGTTTGCATAATCGCGCATCGCTGTCAATGCGGCATATTGTCGCATACAACCAAAAATTGTGCTTGTGCGCTGAGGGCCCACCCACCCTAAGAAAAAAAACAAAACGCGAACATCGTTTCGCGGCCCGCGTGTAAATGGTGCTTGTGCACTACGGGCCCACCCACCCTTAAAAAAAAGGCGCTTGTGCACTTCGGGCCCACCCTCCACCCTCCCCCTCGATTTTTTTGATTTTTTGAATAAAGAAAACCCCGCTCCACGATTTGCGGAACGGGGCTATTGATTGTCTTATCGCTTTGATTCTTCTTCGACTAAGCCGTCTATTGTATCGTATATTAAAGCCTCAACCTCTAATAAGGTTAATGTATTCTTTAAGTTTATGAAGTGAGTTCTAGTGCTGTGTTTATGTTCTAAAATAACACTCCAATTGCCGTCTTTGCTTTCTAAGCTGTTAATGTTCCAGCCTTGGTATGACCTCATAGTACCTCCTGTTTTGTTGTTAACTTATAACCTAACTTTTTTATTGATTCGATAACCTCTGGCAATAAAGTTTTATTACCAGAAATTAAAGCGAATAACTTTGCCTTGTTGCATATAGGGTAAACTAACTGATTACCGTAGACGCTTTTCTTTTCCACTACTAACTCCATTTTATTCTCCTTTTGTTTCTGATCTCATCAGCATCGTATCAAACGATGGACGGCCCGTTAGGGCCGTTTCGATCTTATCTAAAACTCTTACTATCTAAAGTAAAACAAGTAATACCTTCGCTTATAACTTCCTTCTTAAAACCTAAGTCATCAAGTTTATTTGTTTTTATTTCATAACTAAAGTTATCGGGTAGGAAGGACATTTTAAAACTATCTAAATAATTTATTAATTCTTTTAGATCGTGGAATATATGTTCAACCCCTTTGTCGTCAGTTATTATTATATGTTCTTTCATTTATTCTCCTTTTGTTTCTGATCTCTTCAGCAGTGTATTTAACACTGGACGGCCCGAAGGCCGTTTCGATCTTATAGTCCGTTTCTTTGTTTTATATAAGCTACTCTTGTAGCTACTTCTGTATCATCTATTTTATTTTTAGTAGATGCTTTTAATATATCCACTTCTATTTTTTTAACTCTCTTTGTTAATAGATGAAGTATATTAATTATTTGTGTTATCTTTTCTTTTTGTTTCATTTTTTTCATTTTATTCTTCTTTCTATTTGTTTACTTGTCCTTATAGTATCAATGGAGATTAATAAGTCAAGCAACTATATTTAATTATCAACAGCGATCCACGGGCCGTGGTCAGAATAGTGTCAAGCAATATGTTTCTATCAACATACTATATGTAGTGGTGCGACACTATGACGCAGGTATGCTTGTGAACTGCGGGCCCACCCACCCCAAGGGATAGAGGTCCCAAGACGATTCGTATACTAGATGTTGTATGACCCCCCACCACCCTTTTCTGTGGCTTGGGTCCTTCGGGCCCACCCTTTACCCGAGTTTTAGACATACACTTGCTAAAAATAGTAAATGAGTTTACAATAAAAATATCAAAAAAATTTTATAGGAAAACCCTAAAAAAATAAATTTGATACAAAAACAGAGCCTAAAAAATTCTGCAAAATTTTTTTATGAACGAAGATATTCTAAATAAGCTTCCACCTGATGCACGTAAAGAATTTATAAATGTTGCATTAAAACTATCAGAAAAGAAAACCAAGTCAAAAGTCAAAGATGACTTCATGGTTTTTGTTAAACATGTTTGGCCAGAATTTATAGAAGGCGAACACCATAAAGTTATAGCAGAAAAATTTAATAGACTAGCTAAGGGTGAAGTTAAACGATTAATTATTAACATGCCACCAAGGCATACTAAATCTGAATTCAGTTCTTTCTTGCTTCCTGCATGGATGATCGGAAGAAAACCAGATTTAAAAATTATCCAATCAACCCACACCACGGAGCTCGCTGTTCGCTTCGGTAGGAAAGCTAAAAACTTAATGGACTCGGTTGAATATAAACAAGTCTTTGATACTAGACTTAGAGAAGATTCTCAGGCGGCTGGTAAATGGGAAACTGAACAAGGTGGAGAATACTATGCAGCCGGTGTCGGATCGGCGATCACGGGCCGCGGCGCGGATTTACTTATCATCGATGACCCACACTCTGAGCAAGATGCGTTAAACATGCAATCTATGGAGCGTGCTTATGAATGGTATACATCGGGACCTCGTCAGCGATTACAACCAGGCGGTGCTATTGTATTGGTTATGACAAGATGGAACATGAAAGATTTAACAGGTATGTTACTTAAATCTCAAAAAGAATTAAAATCAGATAAGTGGGAGATTGTAGAATTTCCAGCTATCCTTCCATCAGGTAAACCTGTATGGCCACAGTATTGGAAGTTAGAAGAATTAGAATCTGTTAAAGCATCACTATCTGTTGGTAAATGGAATGCACAATGGATGCAAAATCCAACAGCTGAAGAAGGGTCATTAATCAAGCGTGAATGGTGGAAGGTTTGGAATAAAAATTATATACCACCACTTCAACATGTTATTCAAAGTTATGATACTGCTTTTCTTAAAAAGGAATCAGCCGATTATTCAGCTATAACAACATGGGGTGTATTCTATCCAGACCAAGATAGTCCTCCTAATTTAATATTATTAGATGCGGTTAAGGAAAGATTAGAGTTTCCTGAACTTAGGAAGAAAGCTATGGAACAATATAGATATTGGAATCCTGAAACGGTTATTATAGAATCTAAGGCTTCTGGTATGCCACTTACATATGAGTTGCGTAAAATGGGGATACCTGTTATAAATTTCACTCCTAGCAAAGGAAATGATAAACATGCTAGGGTAAATGCGGTCGCTCCCATTTTTGAAAGTGGATTAATATGGGCACCGGATGAAAAGTGGGCAGAGGAAGTTGTTGAAGAGTGTGCATCTTTTCCTTATGGAGATCATGACGATTTAGTAGATAGCACGACTCAGGCAATCATGCGTTTTAGACAAGGTGGTTTTATTTCGCATCCAGATGATCAAGAAGAAGATTCAATACCACCGATTGAGAGAACTTATTACTAAGAAATAATTTATGCCAATAGCAGCACCTCTTTTACTTCCATTTGCAGAAGCCATCGGTATTGCAATCGCGGGCCGCGGACTTATGGAAATCTCAGAGCAAGTACAAAAATTTATGCAAAATAATCCAGACGTATCTGAAAAGATTTTATCAATGATAACTCCTCAGACAGAAGGACTATCAGGTTTGCTTGCAAAGAAAAAAGAACCCAAAGAAGAAATTCAAGATACAGAAGTTGCTGAACCAAAGAGAAGATTAACATCAGAAGAAAAAAGTCAAAGAATTAAAGAAGCAGTTCGTAGAGGTAGAGAAGGAAGAGGAAACTATTCAGATCCAGATGCAGAAGGTGCAGCATCTAGTATTCGTGGTAATGTAATACGAGAAGTTGAAGATATGGGGATTGCTTCTAAAAAAAGAACTCCACGTAAAGAACCAGAATCAGGTGAAGAAGAAATATCAGGTTCATCCTTTACAGAAATGTTTAGACAACTTGGTAAAGATAAAGCAAGCACAGGAGAGTTTAAAGATTTAGGTGCCATGTTAAAAAATTATGTTAAGACTAGAAAAAAAGATGGTGGTATTATTAATACTAAATTAACTAAAGGTGTAAAATAATTATGGGTGGAGAAGGTATTACAAGTATTTTAGAACAGTTAATGAAAACTAATTACTTAGCAGCAGGTGGTAGAGTTGGTTATGCAATGGGTGGTATTATGGATCAATACATTGAGAATATAAATTATAATCCAGAATTAGGTCAAATTGTAAATTCAGCAAATCAACGACCAATAGACCAAAGTCAATTACTAGAATGGTCTATTCAAAATCCTGAACCTTTAAAAACACAGAATAAAACAGATCCGGCATTACTTGCACAACTAATACAAACATTGAAATCATAACCAAAATCATATAGAATATTACAATGGCAGAAATAGACGACGCTTTACCCAACACCAAAACTACTTTTGAACTTCCAGGGGAAGCTGAGATAATTCAAGAACAAGAAAATCAAATTGAACAAATAGAGAGCGAAGGAAGTCCAGTTGAAATTACAATGGACGAAGATGGTGGAGCAGAAATTTCATTTGATCCAAAAGTTGCATCTCCAGAAGGCGGAGAAGATCACAATGCAAACTTAGCAGAATTTTTAGAAGACGATGTTTTAGATCCATTAGGTAATGATCTATATAATCAATATGTTGAATACAAAGAATCAAGAGGAGATTGGGAAGACAGCTATAGAGAAGGTTTAGATTTATTAGGATTTAAATACGTAAAAAGAACAGAACCATTTAGAGGAGCTTCGGGTGTAACACATCCAGTTCTTGCAGAAGCAGTAACTCAATTTCAAGCTCAAGCTTATAAAGAATTATTACCAGCCGAAGGACCAGTTAGAGTTCAGATCCTAGGAGATATTACAGCAGAAAAACAAGACCAAGCAAATCGTGTTAAAGATTTTATGAACTATCAAATCATGGATCAGATGAAAGAATATGAACCTGAATTTGATCAAATGCTTTTCTATTTACCCCTAAGCGGTTCTGCCTTTAAGAAAGTTTACTATGATGATCTTTTAGGTAGAGCCGTTTCAAAATTTATACCATCAGAAGATATCGTTGTACCTTACTCTGCAAATTCATTAGATGATGCAGAAGCAATAATTCATATTGTAAAGATTTCTAAAAATGATTTAAGAAAACAACAAGTAGGTGGATTCTATAAAGATGTAGAATTAACAGCACAACCTGCTCTTAAAGAAAGTCCAATAAAAGAAAAAGAATTAGATCTACAAGGTTTAACTGCTAATAGTTCAGAAGATATTTATACTCTTCTTGAAATGCATGTGAATATAGATCTTGAGGGATATGAAGATGTTGACCCTACAACTGGTGAGCCCACAGGAATTAAATTACCTTACGTTGTAACATTAGACGAAGACTCAAATAAAATTTTATCTATCAGAAGAAACTATGCACAAGATGATCCTTTAAAAAGAAGAATCAATTACTTTGTACACTTTAAATTTTTACCAGGTTTAGGATTCTATGGATTTGGTTTAATTCATATGATCGGTGGTTTATCTAGAACTGCAACTGCAGCGTTACGTCAATTACTAGATGCAGGAACTTTAGCAAACTTACCAGCTGGATTTAAACAAAGAGGAATTAGAATTAGAGATGATGCTCAACCTATTCAACCAGGTGAGTTTAGAGATGTAGATGCTCCTGGTGGAAACATCAGGGATTCATTTATGCAATTACCATTCAAAGGACCAGATCAAACATTACTTGCATTGATGGGTATTTGCGTTCAGAGTGCTCAACGCTTCGCGAGCATCGCTGACTCACAAGTAGGCGATATGAACCAACAAGCGGCTGTTGGTACGACTGTGGCGCTATTGGAACGTGGATCGCGGGTTATGTCTGCTATTCATAAAAGACTTTATGTTGGCTTGAAAAACGAATTCAAATTATTATCAGAAGTATTTAAAACTTACTTACCACAAGAATATCCATACGATGTTCCGGGTGCACAAAAGAATGTTAAAGTTGCAGACTTTGATGATCGTATAGATGTATTACCTGTTGCTGATCCAAATATATTTTCTCAAACTCAAAGAATTTCTATGGCGCAAAGCCAATTACAATTAGCACAATCTAATCCACAGATTCATAATTTATATCAAGCATATAGAAGTATGTATGAAGCATTAGGTGTAAAAAATATTAATAATATTTTACCACCTCCAGCTCAACCAATGCCAATGGATCCAGCATTAGAACATATCTTAGCAATTAGTTTAAAACCATTCCAAGCATTTCCAGGTCAAGATCATAAAGCACACATTGATGCTCATTTAAATTTTATGAGTTTAGCAATGGTACAAAATAATCCAGGTGCAATGGCTTCTTTACAAAAAAATATATTAGAGCACATTAGCATAATGGCTCAAGAACAAGTTCAAATAGAATTTGTAAGAGAATTACAAGAAGTTCAACAGATTCAAATGATGATGCAACAAATGGGTGCAATGAATCCTGCTATGATGGGTGGAATGCAACAAAATCCACAGATGATGCAAGCTCAACAAAGACTTCAACAGATTGTTAATGCTATAGAATCTAGAAAAGCTATCCTAATTGCTGAAATGACTAAGGATTATGCGGAAGAAGAACAAAAAATTACAGGTGAATATGGTGCTGATCCTTTATTGAAGTTAAAATCAAGAGAATTAGACCTTAGAGCCAAGGAAAATGAGCGTAGAAAAGAATATGAACAAGATAGAATCAACTTGGATAAGATGAAAGCCATGATGAATCAACAAAATCAAGAGGAAAAACTGCAACAAAACGAAGAATTAGCTTCTCTTCGCGCCGGTGTATCGCTTGCAAAGTCAGGACTAGGTAATACTCAAATAAAATTTGATAATTAATCATTAAAAGAGTATAATTTAAATTTAAACAGGAGAAAAATATGAGTAAAGATTGGCAAAGAGGTTCAGGATATGTAAATGCACCTAAGATTGAAAAACAATTAGGTATTAATAGCGATGGCTATAAATCTGGCGGTATTGATATTGAGGCTACTAATGATCAAGAGTCTCAAACAGTTGACGTTAGAGGAACTAAACGTATCAGAGCTGAAAAGAAACCAGTTAAAGCTACTTGGTATTAATAATCAATAGATTTTAAAATGCCCAAAGGTTCTAAAACTATTTTTGATGAATTAGAAATGGAAGTTCCATTTCCACATGCACAAATTTCTAAACATGAAAAAGGTATTCCTAATAAAGGACAGAACAAAGGTGTAAAAGGTGAAGTTAGAGGACAAGGAATTGTCTTAAAAGAAAAAATAAGAAAAGCAAAATCATATTAATATGTTAGCAGCACTATCTACAATTGCACCACTAGCTAAAATGTTGTTTTCAACAGTGGATAAAGCTATCCCTGATAAAGACTTAGCAGAAAAATTAAAAGCACAACTTAATACTGAGTTATTAAAATCATCAACAGAACAAATTAAAGCAGCAGCTTCTATAGTTGAAGCAGAAGCTAAATCAGGTTGGTTTTCAGCAAGTTGGAGACCTTTATTAATGTATGTATTAATTTTTATATTAGTATGGAATTATATTATTGGACCTGTTATAAAAATGGTGTTAGGAACAGTTATTACATTTGAACTTCCAGGAGACGTTTGGACACTTTTACAAATTGGTCTTGGTGGATATGTAGTAGGACGTAGTGGAGAATCCATTGCGAGAACTTTAGCAAACAAACAACCAACAGGAGACAAGTAAATGAGAAACGATTACGGAATAAGATCTGATGTCAGATTTGCCAAAGGTGGCAAAGCTGTTAAAAAAGGAAGTACATCAAAAAAAATGATGGCATCTGTAAAAAGATTAGATAATAAAAAAATAAACAAAAAAAAATAATGGGCGATATATCTTTAAGAGGTAGAGGCAGAGCTTTAATGAATAAGAAAAGATCTGCTATGAAAATGGGCGGAATGGCCATGGATGAATCTATGGAACATGAAGGCATGGAATCTAAAGCTGATGAAGCTAGAGAGTATGCAATGGAAGATAAAGGATACGTAGAAAATAAAAAAGGTAAGATGGTTAAAAAAGCAGACATGATGACTGCTAAAATGTCAAAGAAGAAAAAAGGTAAAATAATGAGAGGTAGAAGATAATGGGTGATATTTCTTTAAGAGGACATGGTATTGAAATGCGTAAAAACTTTGCCAAAGGTGGTAAAGTTAAAAAAGATAAATCATTTCCTGATTTAAACAAAGATGGAAAAGTAACTTTCAAAGATGTTTTAAAAGGAAGAGGTGTTTTTAAAAAAGGTGGAATGACTGAAAGCCAAAAAACAATTAGCACAGCAATGAGAAAATTTAAAAAAGGTAAATTACATTCTGGAAGTAAAAAAGGTCCAGTTGTAAAATCTAGAAAACAAGCAATTGCTATAGCACTTTCAGAAACAGGAAAATCTAAAAAATCAAAATAATGATTAAAAAATTAAGACATTTAATTTGTAAATTATTTAGAATTAAACAATGTAAATGTAATGGCTAAACTTTGTCCAAGAGGAAAAGCAGCAGCCAAAAGAAAATTTAAAGTCTATCCAAGTGCATATGCAAATATGTACGCTTCAGCTGTTTGTTCTGGTAAAGTAACTCCAGGCGGTAAAAATAAATCACAACAAAGAAAAGCAGTATCTAATTATAAACAAGGTGGAATTGCTAAAGGTTGTGGAAATGTAATGGAGAATAGAAGAAAAGTTACAAAGAAATACTAAGATGGCAAATGGACTTAGAAAATGGGTTGCTGAAAAATGGGTGGACATTGGATCGAAAAGAAAAGATGGTTCATATGCTCCTTGTGGAAGATCTAAAGGAGAAAAAAGAAAAGGATATCCTAAATGTGTCCCGCTTGCTAAAGCTAGATCAATGTCGGAAGGTCAGAGACGTTCAGCGGTTCAAAGAAAAAGAGCAGCCGGTAACGCAGGACCTAAACCTACTAATGTTTCAACATTTGCAAAAAGAAAAAATATGAAAATGGGTGGACTTGTTAGTAGAGGACAGGGTATGGTTATTAAAACTAAAAAAACAAAAGTATACTAATGGGTGATATATCTTTAAGAGGACGTGGAATTGAAAGACGAAGATTTGCAAAAGGAGGAACTCCTGCTTGGCAAAGAAAAGAAGGTAAGTCTGAATCTGGTGGATTAAATAGAAAAGGTATTGCATCTTATAGAGCTGCAAATCCAGGTTCTAAATTATCAATGGCAGTAACTACTAAACCAAGTAAGTTGAAACCTGGTTCAAAATCTGCTAAGAGAAGGAAGTCATTTTGTGCCAGAATGTCAGGCATGAAAAGAAGATTAACTTCTGCTAAAACGGCCAGAGACCCGAATAGTAGAATAAACAAGTCTCTTAGAAAGTGGAATTGCTAAATATGGATGAATTAAACATTATATATAAAATACAAAAAAGAGCTCAAATGACTCTTCAACAAATCGGCGATGTGATGATAAGTGGAGGTATTGACAATTACGAGAAATACAGGTATCTACTTGGCCAGGCACAAGCCTATCAACTAATATTACAGGAAATCTCTAACCTGCTAGAAAATAAGGAGCAAAAAAATGAAGACGGAAACGTTGTCAACATCGGAAACACAAAAGGAAGTCCCAAAAATTAATTTAGGACTTGAAGAGAAATACGAAGAAGAGAAAAAAAATCAAGCACCAGAAAAAGAACCATTAAATCCAGATAATATCGGGGATGAAACGGTTAATCAATTACCAGAACCATCTGGATATAGACTTTTAGTTTTACCTTTCACACCAAAAAATAAAACTAAAGGCGGAATAATATTTTCACAAGAAACATTAGACAGAGCTAGAATCGCAACCACTTGTGGTTACGTTTTAAAGATGGGACCGCTTTGTTATAAAGATGAAAAATTTACATCAGGTCCATGGTGTAAAAAAGGAGATTGGGTTATCTTCGCGCGCTACGCGGGCTCGAGATTACCAATAGAAGGTGGAGAAGTGCGACTACTAAACGATGATGAAGTATTGGGGACTATACAAAATCCCGAATCAGTTCTTCATTTAATTTAACATAGGAGGCACTATGCCAGAACAAGAAAAACCAAAACATGATCTAATTGATGTTGGCGAAGATCAAGGCGCTGAAATTCATTTAGATGATAAAGGCAACCCTGAAAAAGCAGAAGTTGTTGCAGAAGAAAAAATAGAAGTAGAACAGGCAGAAAAAGAAACACCTGTTGTAGAATCTAAACAAGAAGAAACGAAAAATGCTAAAGATGAATTAGCAGAGTATAGCGAAGGCGTTCAAAAACGTATTGCTAAACTAACTCGTAAAATGAGAGAAGCAGAGAGACAAAGAGAAGAAGCTATCGCTTATGCTCAATTAACTAAAAAACAAAAAGAAGAGTTAGAACAAAGAATATCTACAGTTGATAAAGGATATGTTGATGAATTTGAAAGCAGGGTTAAAACTAGTCTAGCAGCAGCTAAATTAGCTTTAAAAAATGCAATTGAATCTCAAAACGTAGAAGCACAAATTGCTGCTCAAGAGCAATTAGCGCACCTTACAGTTGAGTCTGCAAGATTAAATTCTTTAAGAAATCAACAAAGTCAACCTAAAAATGTTAACATAACTCCTCAACAATATGAGCAAGTTAACACTTATAATGGTAAACAAATTCCAAATGACGTACCAACAGATGCTAAAGCAGAATCTTGGGCATCTAAAAATACATGGTTTGGTAATGATACTGCAATGACCTATACTGCATTTGACGTGCATAAAAGGCTTGTAGAGGATGAAGGATATGACCCTAAATCTGACGAATACTATGAGGAAATTGATAAAAGAATAAGACTTGAATTCCCCCATAAATTTGCTAAGATGGAAGGTACTTCTACAGAAAGAGCAAAACCTGCTCAAGCTGTAGCTTCGGCTAAACGTTCGGCCCCAACAGGACGCAAAAAAACTGTGAAACTCTCGCCATCACAGGTAGCAATTGCTAAAAGATTAGGCGTGCCACTAGAAGAATATGCGAAACAATTAAACATCACGGAAGGAGTATAGGCATATGGAAAAAGATAAAAACAAAGCTTCACGTGCGAGTCAATCAAGAGATAATTCTGCAAAGAAAAAAACTTGGACTCCACCCTCATCACTAGATGCACCACCTGCACCAACAGGTTTTCGTCATCAGTGGATACGAGCAGAATCTATGGGTTTTCAAGATACGAAAAACATAGCTGCTTCATTGAGAGAAGGATATGAATTGGTTAGAGCTGATCAATATCCAGAATCAAATTATCCAGTTGAGACTGAAGGCAGATACGCAGGAGTCATCGGAGTAGGAGGCCTATTGCTGGCTAGGATACCAGAAGAGATCGCGCAACAGATTGATGCATATTATGCAAAACAAACTGCTGATAAAGAAGAAGCGATTAATAACGATCTCATGAAGGAACAGCATCCAAGTATGCCAATCAATAATGAAAGGCAAACTCGTGTAACCTTCGGTGGTACAAAGAAGAACTAATTATTTAGTAATTCCTAAACC